GGATATTTTGGTGCAAATTTAGTTGTTGGCTCGCTAAATGTATCACCACTGAACGCACCAGGTATTCCTGTAACTACATTGCTTTTCTTTTGTGTTACTAATGCAGTCTCTACCCCACGCGCAAGTCTGTTAACATCTGATTCGTTTATGTATACTGGATATGTGCCAGTGGGGTCATTAAAGCCTTGAGATGGTTTTGAAAGATGTGTAGGCTTTCCTGTAATGGAGCCTATTACAATACCTTCCTGATGCTCGTCATCAACAAAATAGCCAAATACAAGGGATCCCTCTGCATAGCCAGTTGGGGAGTCACCTACGCCAGACATACCCACAGAATTACTAACTACTGTAGAGAACCACTTTAGATTTCCAATTGCAAGTTTGGCTCTGTTTTTTGTATGCTCACCAAATACACGAACTCTAACGCGTCCAAGTTCGTCTGGATCATGAATGTCTTCTACTACACCAAGGAAAGGAGTAAATGCTAATGAAGTCACTGTTATAAACTCCTACTGTAAGAATTCCGATGCATATGCATCTTTAGTTATTACTATTTGTTGAGTATATGTTTTATGTGTAATTATGTGCTTTATTTGAGATATAAGCACTTTACCATTATATGTAGTGGTGGAATCTGTGTTAGCGGAATTATTCCAATTGGGTAAATTTATTTTTGCAATCTGTCCAGTGCGTAAAGAACTGTCTCCATTACATAAAATTGTTGCACTAAATGTCTCTGCATTTTTTAATTGCATAATATTCAATGCTTTTGGTTTTAATCCACTAGGTGTATTCGGTTGTACTTCCATAATATGAAAATCGTCGTATGTATCTTCTTCTATATCGTTGTATTGATGTGCATACTCACCCAATGATTTATCTTTATTAAACTGAGTACTCTTATTGTAATTAAACTCTAATAAATCTTTTGATACCAAATCTATAGAATACCAGCTTGACCCATGCACACCATCTTTTATTTTATCGCCATGTGAATTGCTACTTTGATTAAATTTAATATCCTGTATAGCAGTAAACCGTTCAACAGTTCTTTGTTTGACGTCTTTATATATTCCATTATCTTTATTAATAAATTCAGTAACTGGTTCTTGTTGGTATAAATATTCTAGTGGCTTGAAATTAAAACTATCGGAATCTTCCCAGAATACATATCCATATTCGTTTGATTTAGAAAAACTACGTTCTGCAATTTTATTAATTGTATACAGTGGTGGACGCTTATTGCCAACCCAAGTCTCTATACCTACCGTTGCAACTGTATCTATAGTTTTTAATTTAGTTTTATTATTCTTCATTGTATTTTTATAAATGAGCTCTATCATTTTGCTCCACTCGCATGTGTGCCCATATCGATATACAGTGCGAGCGTTACGATACATAAACTCATCCATGAACCAAATTACATAACAAGAAGACGTTTGGGACATTCTTGTATTTGCATCTACCTTATAAACAATACCTTGTACATTAATAGAAACACTGCTTCCTGCTGTAGCAAACTCAATTTCTATTATTTCATTTCCACAAATTGGTGTGCGCTCGTTTATATTATGTACATCTAAAATAGATACGGAACCAGACATGCACTGGTCAGTCATAGATTCATAAATTGTTATGTCGCCATATACACCAGTCAAGTCAATTACTTCAACTCCTTTAGTTAGAGTTAATTTAGTTAACTTGAAATCTGCTTCTGAATAATAATTCTCTTTAGACAAAATTATTCTCCCGACACCAATGTATTATGTTGTGCAACTAGTGTAGATATATAGTCTGGAATTAATAACTTAATATTTCTTTTCTTATCATTCTCTTCATCTTCGTATTCAAAATTAGTAACAGTCATTCTATCGTAATCTACATGATCCGAGTCAACTTCTAGTCCAGTACTAATACTTCTGTAGTGATGAATTCCGTTTATATTTGTATATTTTACTTTGCAATAATCCACTAGGTCATTATAATCCATAGGCCATTCTTCAAATACATCAAATATATCATTGTACATTAAAATAATCCACGAATAAGATGCCTCGTCATAAAATCTATCTGCAATAATTTCTGGAGTTTCTCCATCTTGAACACTGTATGTAATATAATATTTGGAGTCTTCTTTGTATTTTGCTAGAATACCTGTTCTTTTTGTTAAATTAACACCGATTATACTATTTCCACCGTAAGTTCTAGTAACAAATGGAAACTTTGCAAAATATCCCATGATATTCCCCTAAAATCCAGATTCAATTCTACTTTTAGTTAGAAGTTCCATTTCTGTTAGATTTAATGTCAACTCTGTAAATATAGGAGTTCCATCGTCGTGATAATTAAATCCGCCATCTGCGCCATATTTTACTTGAACGTCTGTTAGTGCACACGTAGATATTTTAAATAATTTAGTTCCATATGCTTCATTTCTAAATAAGAATGTGACATCAAATTCGGATGGTGCCATCCAGTACAAATTAGTTCCATTTTCTTTTAATTCTGGAGCGGCATGAAATCTAAACTCTTTACATATCTTTCTAATTGTTTCTGCTTCTTTTGCATTTCTTGGTAACATTTTAAATGTAAAACTAAATGTTCTTGCGTTTACCCCATTAAATACCATTTCCATGTATGGATTATTAATTTGATTTGTATACCAGTTCTTTGCATCTAGTACATTAAATGGAGTTAGGGCTTGTATAATGCCCGCACCTGTGTTTACAGCTACATCTGGTGCAATTGTCTTCCCTATGTTCCAAATCTCGCTAGCTCTGTCTAGGCTAAGCTCACCGATAGATGTCCCTGCATCTATCATAGCACCAACTGCACCCAAATCTGATTTATTCCAGTCAACTGAATAATTAGATTGCACTTGACCCGGAATCCATAACTGAATTGCAGTTGATATGCGTTTGGTTCTATCTGTAAACTTTCTAGATAATGAATTAGAAGAACTTGTTTCTATAGTTGCTTGACCATCTACCACTTTATATTTTTTACCTAGATATTTTGAACCACTTGGAACATTTATATTAAATAAAATTGATGCCCCGCTTTCTTCGCTATCAATATCAGATGGAAATTTTAATGTTTCAGATGTTCTTTTTGATGAAGATGCTTTAGATGCTAATTTTTGAGCTTTAGTTTGTGTGGTATCTATGCCAATGCTATTTAAAATAGATTTAACACCAGTAACAGAATCTACTGTAGTTTGAGATGATGTTCCAGTTGTATTATTAGTAATTTCGTCTGTCACTTTATACTACTCCTAAATTCTTTTCAGTAGCAACAAAAAATCTCCACCCCTTTTGTTTACATAATTCTTCCGCAGCTTTCCATTTTGCTTGATTAATTAAATAAGTCTCCATCTCCATAATATATCTTTCTTTTCTCTTTCCTTGAGATTTTGGTGGATTTGTTTCTGCATATGGCTTTACTTCTATGAGTGTAATAATATATTTATCGTTGCTAGATTTTGCTTTTACAATAAAATCTGGATAATATTTATGCATACGATTATCTACTGGAGATCTATATGGAATTGCGAATGGTTCACTTCCCCAACTAATTACAGTAGACGATTCATCTAAATGTAACATTAATTTTCTTTCCCATGAAGATCTATATGTACAATCATATGGGTTCCCAATATATTTGGAAACATTTTGTACTGGATATTTTCCATGGTAAAATCTACGTTTCTTTTTTTGTTTTGTATCTGGATTATTATTAATTTGATTCATTTTTGTATAAACTACTTGATAGATTCTATAAGTGTATTTATACTAGTTTTGTTTAGTTAATTACAAGTTTTGATATGATTAAAATCAATAACTTATAAAAATAATTAAAAATATTTTACTTATGGACTCCCCATATTGGTTTTTATGTTGTATTTTATTTATAAAGTTGAGATAAGTTTACAATAAATTTTAAATATAATTAAATAATATATAAAATAATTAAATAATATAATATAAAATAATTAAATAATATAATATAAAATAATTAAATAATATAATATAAAATAATTAAATAATATAATATAAAAT